TATCAACAAGTTTTTGAGTAATCCACAATGCATACAAGAAATAGCCACTGGTGCAGGTAAGACGGTGATCACAGCAGCACTAAGCAACGCAGTGGCACTGCATGGCAGAACCATTGTTATTGTGCCCAACAAAAGTTTGGTAACGCAAACAGAAAAAGATTACATCAACATGGAGCAAGATGTGGGTGTGTACTTTGGCGATAGAAAAGAGTGGGGCCGTCAACACACCATCTGCACCTGGCAAAGCCTAAATGTGTTGCTGAAAAACACCAAGGCCGGAGTTGGCGACTGTACTATTGGCGAGTTTCTGGAAGATGTTGTATGTGTGATTGTGGATGAAGTACACATGGCCAAAGCCGACGCCCTAAAGACTCTACTTACCGGTGTAATGGCTCGGATTCCCTTGCGATGGGGATTAACAGGAACCGTACCCAAGGAACCGTTTGAGGCCCAGGCATTGACATGTAGTTTAGGACCAGTTATTAGTAAACTCAGTGCCAGCGAACTGCAAAGTCAGGGAGTGCTGGCACAGTGCCATGTAAACATTGTGCAGTTGGTTGATCATGCAGAGTTTACCAACTATCAAAGCGAACTAAAATTTTTATTGGAAGAGCCCGACAGACTGGATGCAATTGCCAAGTTGATTAGGCAGGTTAATGCCACGGGCAATACCTTGGTGCTGGTGGATCGCGTGGCAGCAGGACATGCGCTGGTAGAGTTGCTGGGGGAGCAGGCAGTGTTTGTGAGCGGTGCAACCAAAGCCAAGGCAAGACAGGATGAATATGATGAAGTGGCTGAAGCAACTGGTAAGATTATTGTGGCAACCTACGGTGTGGCTGCAGTGGGCATTAATATTCCTCGCATTTTCAACCTTGTTCTGGTCGAACCTGGCAAAAGTTTTGTTAGAGTAATACAAAGTATCGGCCGTGGTATTAGAAAAGCCGAGGACAAAGAACATGTGAATATTTGGGACGTGACATCAACTTGCAAGTTTGCCAAACGGCACCTGACCCGGCGCAAAGTATTCTACAAGGAAGCCTCATACCCCTTTACGCAGGAAAAACTAGAGTGGAAATAAAGGTTGCATACACTACAACTTATGTTATAATAAACACATGAAGATATTAACCTTAGACGACAACGCAGCATTTGACCTGGACCATTTGCCGGAAGAAGTGGACGACATGCGGTTTGCCATATTTGACAACAGCAATCCCAGGGATCCTGATTATCATTATATTCCTTTAATCTTTTTGGAAAGTTTCACGTCGCCGGCATTGGTGTTACGCATCGGTGAACATAGAGTAAAAATGCCAGTGGACTGGCAAATCTTGATTGGTGAACCCGATCTAGGCGATCTAGAAGTATTGCCCTTGACCAGCATCAACGACCGTGGGTTCAAGGCCTTTCAGTTCAATCCACTCAGCAGTTTTAGGCCCAGCTTTTTGGACATCGAGATCATAGACGTGTATCAGGAAGTCACGTGGTATGCGCCCAAGCTGAAAAATGGGCAGATGCTGTGTGTACCTATCACTGCCGGTCCAAAGCCCGACTGTGTGTATTTTGTCAAAGACATCAGCAGAAACTGCGAAGTGGTCAACTACAATCAGGCCTGGTAATGGACAAACTCAGTATCAACAATGAAATGGCTGTGTTTGATCGCAAGGACCGTGAGTTCTACGACAATCTCACTGTGGATGAACGGAAAAAGTTTTCAAACTTTCTCATGATACGCTACGGATCTAGTGTGCAAGGCAGTAGAGATCTACAACATTTTTATCTAGTCAGTACCAATGAACGCTTCAACAAACATTTTTTCACAATCAATCGGCACCCAAAACTGCAATGGTTATGTGCCACTACCGTGAGTCCCGGCATGGGCACACAACGGCATCAGTGGATTGCGCCCAAGAAAAAAGAACCCGGAGCCAGCGGCATTCGTAAACAACTGATAGAATTATATCCGCACATGAAAGACGATGAAATAGAATTGATGTCTCGAATCAATACCAAACGAGACATTGATGCATATATCAAAGCCACAGGACAAGAAGTTAAAAAATGACGTACACCTGTCAGTACTGTAAAAAAGACTTTGTGAAAGAAACCAGTCTTGCTGTACACTCGTGTGAGCCTAGACGTAGACGCCAGGAACGCGACGAAGCTGGTACACGATTAGGCTTCCATGCCTACATCAAATTCTATGAACTCACACAAGGATCCGCCCGGTTAAAGACCCATGATGATTTTTGCGACAGTCCGTACTATCGTGCATTTGTAAAGTTTGGTCGCTATTGTGTATCAGTGCGTGCCATCAACCCTGCCAGATTCACCGAATGGGTACTGAAACAAAACAAAAAAATTGATCACTGGTGCAAGGATACTGTGTACACAGAGTATTTGTTGGATTATCTACGGGTGGAAAATGTCAATGACGCCCTGGCTAGAGCCATGGAGTTTGGCATTGACTGGAGTGAAAAAAGCACGCATCCTGCAGAAGATTGTTTACGATACGGCAATGCCAACACAATGGTGTATGCAGTGACCACCGGACGTATCAGTCCCTGGGTGATCTACAACTGCGAGTCAGGACAGAAGTTTTTGTCAGAGCTGGATGCCACGCAAGTGGCCATGGTGTGGCCCTACATAGACAGTGATGTTTGGATGAAGAAGTTTCAAGACTATCCAGCAGACCACGAATACGCCAAAGACATATTGCAGAAAGCAGGTTGGTAATGAGCGCAGACATTGATATTGACTTGGCTGATCGTGAGCAGTTGTTGAAATTGATACCAGTTACACCAGCACGACAACTGCATCAAGGACAAGTGCGCAGACATAATAGTGGTGTGTATGTAACAGACATTCCATATGATCCAGTTAATGCCTGTGCTGCAATAGATTATGAAGCAGCAGAACAACTGGGTTATTTTAAAATTGATCTGTTGAACATGAGCGTGTATCAGCTAATACAGGATCCAGCGCACTATGAACAACTATTGGCCAAGGAACCCGATTGGCAACGGCTATGGACAGACGTTGCATGGACCAATCAGTTAGTACACGTGGGAAATTACACCAGTTTGCTTGAAACCATGCGTCCCGATTCAATACCAAGAATGGCAGCATTTATCAGTGTCATCAGACCTGGCAAGGCACATTTGCAAAACAAGTCCTGGGATCAAGTGTTTGCATCGGTGTGGGACGGTGATGATTCACGTGGGTTTGTATTCAAACATGCGCATGCGGTAGGATACGCAAAGTTGGTGGCACTGCATATGAATTTGCTTATTCAGTAAAGTAATAGTTTGGCTTTGAGCATTACTCTACTCGTCTGACCAGCACAATACTTTTACGTTTTGACTTTTTTCGACTCAGGTCAGTGAGGCTACAAATAGGACCATGTAGTACCACTAAATCCTTGTTAATGAAAGTACGCAGATACGGTTTAAATGGATCCCAATCGCCTTTGAGAAATATGTTGATGGGAACAGTTCTGTTTGATTCCCACCACCAGGTATTGGCCAATTCTAAAAATCTATGTTTAACTGCTAGATCTTGTATGGCTCCAAAGTCGTAGATTGTGGTAATGACCTCGTCCTGATTTTGTATGATGCCCACATATTCAGCGGCAGCAGCATACACGCATACAGTTATAAACGGGTATTTTTCCGTTAGTTTTTCAAAAAAATCATTGGTCATATTCTAGCACTATTTACCAAACGGGTTGAGCGGCCGAATCTAAACCGACTAAATATACAACATGTACTCCACCCAAGCCTATATCTATCAGCAGATTGCACAAGTCGTATTACTAGATACCAGCGACGGGGAGACTTTTATCTATAGGTATAGCCCTGTGTACGCAAAACAATTGACCATAAACAAAGGTGTTGACAACGTGATCTTGTTTGAGTTTATCAATCAACAAGAAAAACCTGTCAATATCACTGGCAGCACATTTATGTTCCGAGTGGTCAACACCGCCGGCGATACTGTGTTGATCCAAGAACCCATGTACATACTGAACGGTGCCACAGGCCGAGCCAAGGTGACCTTGACCAGCGATCAACTGCTGGAAGTCTTGGCGCAACCGGCCAACTACAGTATCAGCGCCACTCAACCAGGTGGGCTTACACAAGCAGTGTTCACTGATGCACAAGCCCAAGCAAGAGCTCCAGTCAACATCCAAGACAGCGTATTGCCACAACATGTGCCCAGTGCGCCACTTACTATTCCCACTAATAAACTCAGTGCCCAAGGCTCCGTCGATGGAGCAGCCTGGACAGCATATCCACAGAATCCCTACTGGAGCGGCAATCCCAATGGCGGCAACTACTACAACAGTTTTTTAAACACTGAATTCTTCAGCAGTTATATTGAGCCTGTGCAAGCAGTAACCACGGTACAAATGACCCTGGTTGGCTATACCGGCACAATCAAGGCGCAGGCCGCCGAAAACTATCAAAGCGTATTTTACAACTGCTCCGAAAGTGACACCTATTACAACTATACCGGCACCATACACAAGAATATTGTGGGATGGTATCCGTTAGTTCGCATGTGTTTCAACAACAGCATATTTGCCGTGCCAGATCAACCGGGTATTCCGGCCATTGCCTATGCCACAGTCAGCGACGGGGTAGTTGTGGGTATTACTGTGCTCAACGGTGGTGCAGGTTATTTGGCTCCGCCTAAGATCGACATTGTGGGCGACGGGGCCGGGGCCACAGCCGAAGCAGTGATATCAGAGGGCGTGGTTGTGGGAATCACGGTCACTAACGGCGGAAGCGGTTATTGGTACCTGCCCAATGCCGGCTTCAACAGTGCTGTGGTGGCACAAGCCAATCCTGCCGGTAACGGAGCCGCGGTGTTGATCAGCACCGGCTATGTGGTTGACCTACTGTATAGATAACATCTAAACTTGTTGCAGTTTACCAAAAATCATGTTATAATTACAACATGATTGATGTGCTTTCGTTCCTGCCTGCAAAAAGAAAAAACACAGCATCTGGCTGGACCAGCTTTAACGCTCCCTGTTGCATCCATCGCGGCGATACTGCCGACAAACGTGGCCGCGGCGGCTTAAAAATATCAACCGAATCGTGGGGTTATTCTTGCTTCAACTGCGGCTATACTGCCAGCTTTGTGCTAGGGCGTAACCTAACATTCAAGGCACGCAAACTGCTGGAGTGGATGAATGTGCCGCAGGAAGAAATTGA